CATAGATGTGCCAAGGCTTTGCTGTTGAAAGGCGAGCCGCATTTTGTACAGATGATCTGCACTTGGTGCTTCTTTCGCGGTGCTCTTTTTGGTTTTGCCGTCTGAGTGTTCATAGCCGAGTTTATACATATAAAGGTGTAGTTTAAGTTAATAAAGTTTTGATTATTTTAATAAATAATAATAATAATTTGTGATTTGGTTTTTCGATTAGACTCGAGTTTTCCATTTTTATGTGCTAAATCACAAATTAAAAAGCTTTTAATGTTAAACATTCTACAATAAATTTTCTTTGGAATCTTGGGCGCATTTTATTATCATGCGTGCAAGCTTTGAGAAAATTTATTAAAGTAAAGATTTCTTCTGGTGAGATATTGTAGCCACGTTCTTGATAATGGTATGCAGCGATTTGAGCGCTAAGCGAAATTGTTTCATTTGATACGACGCTTAAGGCATCAGCAATGCTTAACTGTATTTCTCGCCAATCCTCTATGTGGGTATAAATTCTTGATGCAACTCTGCTAGCTCTTCTAACTACATCTGGAAAGAAGCCATGTGGTGTGATAATATTGGCTAAAAACTCACTGATATCTGGATGTTGAATTTTGATCTTATGGCCAAGAACATCAGTATATGCACGTTCGTTAATTTTTCTAGGTTTACAAGTTGATGATAAAATATGAACATCATCACCTTTGAATGCTGCCAAATGTATTATTCCAAAATCATAACACGCACCTGTTATTGCCATATTCGCTACTGTGTTCCACCATAAAGTGTACAATGCGCCTGAGGTCATTTGCCATTTGAAATCAAATCTGATACGCGCGTTATTTTGTGTATCTAACGCATTTGCATGGTATGATGATCTCATATGTAACAACCAATCTACGGTTGCTTCTGGAAAGCCACAACGTTTATACACTATGGATTGTAGCACTGCCAAGCCTGGTCCTTGGGTGCAATCAAATTGTGTATGATCTGCGTCGGTTTTTACGATTGTACGATCATTATATAGGTGCAAATATGGTTTGAACCAATGAGATAGATCTTTGTCTGAACGATCCAGTGCTAACAGCACGTTGCTATTAACTGCATTACTAAACTCTCCTTCAAATGCATTTTCTATGCTGGCTAAAATGCAATTGAGCATTTTGCTCCATGCTGACACACCTTGACCGACTTTGTTTGTTGTATCATAACCATCTTTTCTAATCTCTTTTGGTTGATTTTTAAGATGAAAGTTGATATTGCTTTGCATTGGTTCGTACCATTCCATGGCTAATTCACGATATGCTTTCATTGAATGACTATCTTCGGTGTAATCACGCGCAAGCAGTGTATCCAAACGTTGTTGTATAACGCTAATGCTTTCTTCAACTGATGCTGCTGAGATGTTTTTATCACTAATGCAATCAATCACTGATTTAATGTTATCTGGATTTTCACAAAACGAATCAATTGTATCAAAGATATCTTTATTAGACACTATGACGCTCTTAACATGTTCATCACTGTGCATCTTTGTTTTATCGTTAATTGCTATGAGATATCTACCCACCATGATTTTGTTTGGTGCTTCAATGATTTTCCTACCTTCGAATTTAATCTTTTTAAACTCATCATCACTTAACGGTATTTTACTCTCGCGGGTATATCTTAGTTTCTCAGATGATCTTCTAATATCTTCCGCTCTTTTTCCATTAAGTGATATTTTTGTTTGTAAATTTTTGAGATAGTGTAGTGTGCTGTGATACAGAGTTGTACTTGTTTGCTGTTTCTGATTAAAGAATTCAACACTCACCCATTTACTTAATCCTTCCAAATATAAGTTTGCTGTTTGTTTCCGTTGCGCATTTGGTGCTGCCATATAACGTTCTAAAATACAATCTAAAGTTTGGCCTGTGCTTTTGCCGCACTGTTGCACTACAAACTGAGCGTTACACATTCGCGCACCTTGAATTTGCACGTCACGGGTCTCAATCGCTCTTTGATCTATCGACATTTTAAGGCCAGATTTATTTTCTCTAAGGATGTTTGTGACGTAAGATACAGTTACAATGCCAAAACCTTCGTTCGTTGGCCTAAATATTTTTCTTAAAATATCTTCCACCGCTGTGATATCTACTTGCTCTTTAGTATAAACACGGAGTGGTTCTGCTGTATCACGTTCTTTTTCAGTTTGTTTAGTTGCGACATCGCTAGCTGATATAACCCCGGCAAATTCCATTGCACGTTCGACTGCAGTACCTGATGTGTGGTCGTTGATAACATGATCTCCATTGATTATCAACGTGCTGATGTTATTGTTTTGTCTTTTGGTAATTATTTGATGTTCATCAACCATTAACCTATCTGGCTCTTGCAAACCTCTAACTAAATCTTCTGGGTCAAATTTGCTCGCATGCACTGTTCTGATATCATAAACTGGGCTATCTGATTCAAACGTTGTTGGTTCGCATCTCGGCGGTTTTGCAACTGGATTCGGCACCATGTTAATTAATTTATGTAATTCATCTAAATATCGTTTAATTGAGTCGCTTTCAGTGAGCAAATAAATTTTTTGTTCTGATCTAGACAAAGCTACATAGATGTAACTATGGATATCACTTGTCAATGTAAATGCATCGTCACAATATATTGCGACGTTCTTATACGTTTTGCCTTGACTTTCTGCAGATGTTATTATCTGGTTATCTGGAAAAATCTTTGTAAGGTTTGTTTTCATATCCTGTGTGTGGCATATAATTACATAATCTTTGCAAACTGGTTTAAATTTGCTTACGATATCACCTGATATGCCAACAATACGATTGTCACCGACGTTGTTCTTTGTACTGCAATTGAAACCACTGCTATTTAACAATGACGCCACTGCTGGTATTATTCTATAGCTAACTGTGTTATAGTTTGCCATATTAATTTTTATTTGTGGCATGCAATTTTCAAAATCTCTACAAGGTATTTGATATGGATCACCCATTGCAATGATTTGTGCATGTGGTTGCAAGTATTGATACAATCCAATAAATATAGGATTAGTGCTGTATATCTCGTCAATGACAACTTGTTTATATTTCCTACGCATCAGAAGTTTAAGTGCTTTGATGTATGTGATTGCCGCGTTACATGTCGTAGCATTAATATCTTCAACAATACGTCGATACGGTGCTATGATAATTGTACAAGCACTACAGCTGTTAACCAAAATGTTGCGTGTTTTTCTGCTGCCCGCAATACCATTATTAACTGGTATTTTGTAATAACCTGTAATTTTTGCTGATTTGATAAATTCATATACAGCTTGCTCTTTTTGACATATAATGTCATCCTTCATATACAAAATGAAATTATCCAATAAGTTTTTGGTGATGGTGAATTCAATGTCATCAGGTGGTAAAACCAACGAATTTTTACAAGTGCAGATTTTACTATCTTGTTTAGCCAATACGATTTTATCAATTTCTTTGCTGATTTCTCCTATTTGCACTATTATAGGCACATCAATTGTTGATGTTTTACTACAAATCATATACCACTCTGAGCTACTATCACTCGAACCTTCGTTACGAATAACTGTCACTTCTATGCCTGTATAATTTGTTTTGTCAGTTGTTTTATCATAATCATTTGATTTAGTGATATATAAACAATCTAATTTTCGAACTTTTTCTAGCATGGAGGTATGTAAATTATAGTTATAACTGATGGGGCAATCCCACAATATGCATGTTGTTTGATCTAGCAATCTATCAAGTTTTAGATTTAGCACTTTTTCTGTCATCCACTCTTCTGCTGGATATGCATGATTTTTCCTGAAATTGCCTGGTCCAATATAATGCATTGGTGTATATTTGATAACGTGTTTTGCACTGACGAAAGCACCTGGTGCACTAGCTATATCAACGATATGTTGTATGTTCGGTTTATTATCAATAATCCATTTTTCCAAATCAGTGAATTTTGTTTTCATATGGTCACTACTTTTGTTGGGGGTGATCCAGTCATAATCTTTTGGATCATAGCCACCAGAAATGAAAGTTGGATTTGATGTTGCAAAAATTTTATTGTAACCGCCATGCGTGCATAATCTCGTGTTGTCAAAAAGCACACGCTGTTTATCGTCGAAAAAGCACATGATAATTGGTATAGAATCATGTAACTGCATGCACATTGCTTTGAAACAACACAAATCACAACCAAAAATTGATGTACCGATCATCGGCAAATAAATTGCTCCGTGTACGTTTTCGTTTATGATTTTTGCAATTGTGTTATAATGCTCTTTCGTTCGTTTCTTATCTTTGTTAGCACGTTCATTGTTAGCAACTGCAATAATTAGATTGTATCCGATATGTTTAACATGTTGACATTTATCTATCGGTAAACTCAATTTTTCTTTGTATGCTGGGAACATGTGTGCAAAATCTGCTGCTTGGCCTGCACTATCAGTGCATTTTTCATTTGCGCAGTTGATGTATGTGTTCGCGTTATTGATTGGTATATCTTTATAAGCGCCAATATAATAATTGTAAAAACTGCACTCACAATTGACTGCAATCCAATGGCTGCCTTGTAAGCTAACGCGACAAGTAGGTGCGAAACGATGATGTTGATATTTTGTGACTGTGCGACCATGGTGTGCGATCAAGTTCCAGCCTTTACTCTTTGCAAGTTGGCCTAGTTGATCGGCGTTGTGCCATGTATCATTATCATCGGTTTTTCCTGTAAAATATTCGATTGCATGCCTACCACATGCGCCATCACTAGGTGGGTCGAATATCAATTTCTGTGTCAAGCATCCACTTGTCGATTCTACATAATCATCTGTTCTGATTTCTATATCTTCGATAAATGGAGGCTTGCATTTTTCAACATCTTTCACATCGTCTGGTGTTTCATGGCAAGTGATTGATGTATAACCTCTACGCCCATAATGGTAATTAAGTGTGATAATTTTTCCTACTATAGGCATTTCAATTTTTTTGACTTCTAAATTTTTAATGTAAGTTTCATCGATTGTTTGAATACGTTGTTCATAATCATAATCAGTTTCTTGGCGTATAAATTTCGATGTTTCTTCTTTAACTTTATATAATTTCTTACGTATGGCGTGCACTATTCGATCCACCAAAGTACCGTCTTCTTTTTGACTGATATTGATGAATTTACCGATGAATTTGGTTTGCCTTTCACGCGATAACATACCCAAAATATATAAGCTGGTCAGCAACCCAACGTAATCTTTATTTTGCTGATCTACGCCACGATAAACGAATGTGTT